ATGGCAACGCAAGGAAGGGAAGAATCCGAGCGGAGGCTTAAACGCCAAAGGTCGGGCTTCCTACAACGCAGCGAATCCCGGGAAGCCGGGGCTAAAAGCTCCTCAACCCAAGGGCGGCAGCAGGCGAGACTCCTTCTGCGCCCGTATGAAAGGGATGAAAGCGAAATTGACGAGCGCAGAAACCGCAAGGGATCCAGATTCGAGGATTAACAAGAGCCTACGGGCTTGGAACTGCGCTGATGGCGGGTATGTAACGGAGGCTGATGGCTGTGCTACCAGCGGCAGAACGAAGGGTAGGTTTGTATGACTGAGCAAACAGACACCGTAAAAAACGTGTTAGACATCGTGGCAGTATTTACCACGCTTGGCACATTTTTGGATTTACTTACTCCTGTATTCGGCTTGATCGGTGCGGTAGTTGGTGTCATGCGCATCTACGAGATGGCTACAGGTAAAGAGTTTTCCGCACTGTGGCGCAAAAAGAAAGACGACGATGCCAGCGACAAGTAAAAAGCAAAAAACCTTTATGGATGCTGTGGCCCATAACCCAGCGTTTGCAAAGAAAGTTGGAGTCCCCCAATCTGTGGGCAAAGACTTCAGTGAGGCTAGCAAAGGCATGAAGTTTGGTAGCGCACCTAAAACACGCGCAAATTCCCAGTCAATCAACAATCCTAAAACCAATCAAGGTGGACAGGAACTTTTTAAAAAAGGTGGAACTATGGCAACGAAAATGAACCCCGGCTTTATGGCGATGATAGCTAAGAAAAAAGCTGGAACCAGCAAAATGGCTGCTTTTGAAAAGTCTGGTAAAGATGTTGAAATGAAGGGCGTGAAAGAAGGCTCTAAGGCTGACATGGCTATGGACAAAAAGCAAATGACGATGAAAAAAGGCGGCGCTGCTAAGAAGATGGCTTCTGGTGGTTCAGCTTCTGCTCGTGCTGATGGCGTTGCCACTAAAGGCAAAACCAAGGGCAAAATGCTCGCTAAAGGCGGCAAAGCTTACTGCTAAAAGGAGCCAATCATGGCAAGAGCAAAAGATTTAGCGGGTCTGGCCGCACTTGGTTTTCTTGGGTACAAGTTATCTCAGCAAGGCAAGGGTGAGGATTCAACCTCCACTCGGGCAGCGCGTCCTGAGTCCACAGAGACTCGGGAAGAGCCACGCCGTAAGATTACCGACTACATAAAGAAGGCTCCCGAAGACGAAAATGGTAGCGTGCAAAGTGATGTGTTAAAAGCACTTACAGTCCCCAAAGCAGCGCCAAACGACAAAGCGCCTAGCCAAGGCGTTCTCCCACCAAAAACGGTAACGCCGCCTAAAGTAAAGCCAAAAGCTAAGGATCCAAACTATAGTAACGAAGGCCGTAACTCTGTTGCGCCAGCTGCTTCAATATCCGCAGACGCTATGAAAAATGCGTCTCGCGCAGCAGCGCGTAGAGCTAATTTATCCCCCATAGATCAAATCCCCGGACAAGATAGAAGCGGTCCAACAGGTGGTGAACGTGTCAGCGGCACTGAACTTAGTCGCAATCTTTCAAACACGGCGGCGGCGTTGACCCCGTTGACTGGCGGAGCATCAAAAGTTGCTACTGAATTTGCATTAGGTAACCGTGCGGCAAAAGCGGCTACAGCCGAAAAATTAAGCCCTGCTGGTCAACGCCTAAAGAACATGGAAGAAATTCGCAATGTGGCTATGCCCGGACGAAGAGATGCTGTAATGAATCCTTTGGCCCATGCTGGCGGTCCAAAAATGATGGAAAAAATTGCAGCACAAGAAGGTCGTGCTATTGAAGCTGAAGCCCGCGTCGCAGCGGCACAAGCAGCGCGGGAAGCAAAAACACTGAATCCAAATGCTTGGCTTGCTGGCCCAAAAGGTATGGCTGAAAACTTTCGTAGGGGTGGGGCAGTCAAGATGACCGCTTCCCGCCGTGGTGACGGTATCGCTTCACGTGGCAAAACACGTGGCAAGATTTGTTAAGGAAAAATCATGGCAACTAAATTTCCCCCCGGACAAGACATGGAGAACATCTCCCCTAAAGATTTAGAGGAGGCTAAGAAGTACACCAAAGAACGTAAGGCGTACAAAGATTCTTCCAAAATTGGGTCAGATGACGACGACGAAAATTATGGGCATGAAAGCCGTGGACAAGAAGCCGGTGTTGGAAAACGTCTTGTTTCTACAGCGTTTAAAGGTGCTGGTAAAGCGTTTGAGAAAATATTTGAAGCTAACGAGTATTTGGACAAAAAGTACGGCGAAAACGTCCCTGAGAATGAGCAAACAAAAGCTGGACGCCGAGCTTTGTTTGGCGAAAAGCCTGAAGTGCAAACAAAAGCCGCAAAGTATGTAACCAATACTCTGGGTAAACACTCTTATGCCAAAGGTGGCATGACAGCTTCCAGTCGTGCAGATGGTTGTTGCGTCAAAGGCAAAACTCGCGGAAAGATGGTGTAATCATGGCAACTAGACCAAGACGTGGGGATGATTTAACACCACTTGAAGGTGGTGGCGGCGGTGCTGGTGTTAGCGGTACTAAGTACAGCAACATGCCTTCTTTTAAGGGCAATGCCAACATAATGGATGACCTTAAAAAACTTACTAAAGACACGTCTCATCTCAAGGGCGGTGCAAAAAAAGCAACTGAACTAGCAACTGATCGCGCAATAAACAGGTTAGCTGTAAGAGCCACAGGCGCAGCAGGTGCAGGTGCAGCCGCCAAAACCCTGAGCGGCAAAGACGCTGTTGCAGATGACAAATCTAAAGAATCTGATGACTACGAAGATATGAGCGGGGCTGTTGACATAGATGTCTCAAACCCTACTGGCGTTGCTGGCAGGGGTATGAAAAAAGGTGGTATGACTGCATCCTCACGTGCTGATGGTTGTGCTCAACGGGGTAAAACCCGTGGAACGGTGATCTGATGATGGCCTCTCGTGGCATGGGCGCAATCAACCCCAAGAAGATGCCGGGGAAAAAAGTCATCCACCGTAAAGACAAACCACAAGATGTGGATATGTATGCGGAGGGTGGCAAGGTCAATGCTGCGGGAAATTACACCAAACCAAGTCTGCGTAAGCGGATTGTGTCTCAGGTTAAGGCAGCGGCAACACACGGTACTGGCGCAGGTCAGTGGTCGGCAAGAAAAGCGCAGTTGGTAGCTAAGAAATACAAGGCTGCTGGCGGGGGATACAGAGATTGAAAGCGCCGCAGACTTCCCTTAAAAACTGGGGTGACCAAAAATGGAGAACCAAAAGTGGTAAAAAATCTTCTGACACAGGTGAAAGATACCTTCCTGAAGCTGCGATCAAAAGTCTTAGCCCTGCTGAGTACGCTGCGACAACACGTGCAAAACGTGCTGGCAAAGCTAAAGGGAAGCAGTTCGTAGCTCAACCCAAAACAATCGCAAAGAAAACGGCAGGATTTAGATAATGGCAAACACTTCCGGTGCAACCAGCTTTAACCTTGACCTCACTGAGCTGGTCGAGGAGGCGTTTGAACGCGCTGGTGGTGAGCTTCGCACCGGATATGACCTGCGTACAGCTAGACGCAGTTTAAACATCATGTTTGCTGACTGGGCAAACCGTGGCATTAACCTCTGGACAATTGAGACCGGCATAATTAATCTTGTTCAGGGGCAGAACACCTACCCGCTGCCTAACGACACCATTGATTTACTTGAGCACGTTATACGTACTGGTGGCAACGTAGCCGCAACTCAGGCTGACTTAAGTATCACTAGGATTAGTGTTTCTACCTATGCCACGATACCCAACAAGATTCAACAAGCCAGACCTATTCAGGTTTGGATTCAACGCTATAACGGACAGACTTCTCCTGTAGCCGCTACGCTGACAACAACAATTACATCTACAAGTACATCTATTGTGCTGAATGATGTAACGGGCTTACCCGCCGCTGGGTTTGTCAAAATTGATAACGAAATTATCAATTACAGTTACATCACACAGAATACAAACGCTGTCACGGGGACTTTGTATAACTGTTTCCGTGGTCAACAAAACACAATTGCAGCGGCGCATACGGCTGCGGCTACC